GCCGCTGGTGATGCCGTTGGTGTAGCAGGCGGCCACATAGGGCTCAGCCCACTCGGGCACGTCGGTGAAGGGGCTGGTGTCCTTGTAGCTGGCCACGTTGTAAGCCATCAGGTTGGACATGACAACGGCCATCTCGTTACGGGTGACCTTGGCCTCAGGATTGAAGTTACCCTTCTCGTCGCCGACCATGATGTCAACGGCCTTGAGCACCTCAATGGCTTCCTGATTCTGCTCGGAAGTCACGTCCGCATAGCTCGCGGCGCTGCTGCCCATCACCATCAGACCAGAGATCATGGTCGCGGTGAGGCCCAGGCTGAGAGCACGCTTCAGGTTTCTCATTGGAATTCCTCCTTGATTTTTCAAGCTGTAGGGGCGGGTCATCCTCTTCCAGAAGTTGGATCGTATTTCCCAAATGTCAGGTATAGAGTACCAACGATCAGAGAAGCACCCATTCTGTGGGAGCATAACTATCCTTGCTTGTATCTCGGAGGTCATTATTATTATACACCTTCGACCATGTTTTTGCAATACTTTTTGACGTATAAAGTTGAAAATTTCCGGACTTTTCATAAGGCTCCAAGTCGTGAATTGGTAGACCAAATAGAATTGCATGATAATGCGGTCGCAAAGTCTCGGATCCATACTCACCAGAGGCAAAGAAACGAATCTTAGTCTCCGAAAAATGACGACGGAGCCGCTTCATCCAGAGTTGAAAATCACGCTTCCGAAGAGTAAGAGCGGGGGCCTGCTTGCCAGTTTCAGGATCCGTAGAGGTCACACGAGGAACATACTTATCATTGTAAGTAATCGTAGCAAACCAAACTTGATCCGGAGGATAATACTGAGCCTCAAGCATACAACGATTAGCCCATTGACGGGAATAATCCAAGCGACAGCCTATGCACTTTCCACACGGGATCTTGACAGCAGGACCTTGAAGCGGGGGCCGAGCCTGGAGATCTTCCCACACAGAGTCCTTAAAAGGACGGATAGCGTAGTGGGTCTTTCCGTTAGGGTTCACACCATTAGGTATTCCAATGAGAGGGCAATAACAAGACATTTTATCTCCTTCTTAGCAAATCACGCAGAAAATCAATAACAGAACGAATCAATCGCCAAGTCAACCAGAGCATAACAACCATAGCGACAACCATAATTAAAGATTCCATAAAATCACCTCCTTTCACCTCAGACCATTATACCACACTCAAGGGTGTGGTGTCACTCGGGCCCTATACATCAAGGAAATAGGGCCCGAGCCATTCACTTGTACTTAGAAAGCACAGCTCCCGCAAGATCATCCCAACGGCCAAAGGAACTATCCCAAGCACCTTTAGCACGATCGAGAAGCTTCTTACCAGAACCAACAGCACCATCAACAAGGTCGCCAAAATTCTCAGCAATCGCACCTGGGAAATTCCAAACAGTACCGGGATACTGCTTTTTCATATCAAATTCTGCATCAATACCCATTTGCTTCAACTCTTTATTGATCTCACCGTTAATCTTGGCAACTTCCTGAGAAGTCCAGGACTGAAGCTGATAACCGTATCTCTGTGCGGCGGCGGCAACCTGAGCGTTAATCTTACTAGCCGCAACCTGGGCTTGCGTGTTGCTGATGGACGTGGTAGCCTGTAGCTGAGCGATCCAACGACTAGTAGCGGCGGAGATATTAGCGGTGCTTAGCTGGGTCTGACTGTTCAGCTCAGCGGTGTACTTAGACATAGCATTGTACTTTTCAGCGACAGCGAGATTAGTCTGCGCAGACAAGCGCTGATTCTCCAAACTCACCTGGGACTGGAGGATGGAACCAAGGATCCCGGCAATAGCGGAGTTAGCGGAAGTATCCGTAGACGCAGTGGCGCCGGAAGTAGTAGCAGCACCTTGGCCACCGTTTACAGAAAGGACAGGGTTCAGGCCGGCTTTCTTTAAATCAGCAACCTCACGCTGATGAGCAGTATTAGACATACGCTCTTGCCAATCACGGTTAATTTGAGCTTGCTGAGCAGACCAAGCATTATTCTCAGCGGCATTGGCCTTAATCATGGCGGCGTACTTATCAAACATATCTGGAACGGAGGATCCGACCGAAGAAGATCCGCCGGAGCTCCAATTAGGGTTAGAACGTCCTGCGATGTCCTGAGAAACTTTTTGTGCAGAGCTAGGCATATACACTCTTCCTTTCTTAAAACGCCCCCTGGGGGCTCCCAGGGGGCTTTATGGCGGTTTTAGTGGTGGTCAATCAGACCAGGGATGGAGTAAAGCGGCATATTGCGTGTAGAATAGTTCTGCACGTAAATATCACAGAAGAACTGGTTAGCGAGATTGTCAGAAACGGCGAGGACACGGTTAATAGTGACGGGGTCCTCGTGGATCCAGGCGTCAGAAAGAGCGGGCATCTTGGAGTAATCATCGGCCAAATGCCACACATCAAGACTCTGAGCATACTGGGATCGCATCTCACCAGACACACGGGAAGGCTTATAGCGGTAGTCAGCCCATGCTTCCTGATAGCCAAAAACTTCATCATCCTGGGAATTGCCTTGAGCGTAAATTTCCTTGTTCAAGACAGCCATTTCACCAATGTTAGCAAACTCAGGCCAGTAGTAATCAAACATGGACTTACGACTCCAAAAACGCTCAATGCCCTGCTGGTAAGTATGATCGTAACGGGCGACCATAACGCCAATCACAAAACCATGCTCAACAAAGCTCTTAGTAAAGTCGGAATGCACATCGGTAGTGAGAGACATAGCGCCAGTATCACCGAGAGGCGTAGAACCGGAAACGGTCCCGGAATTTTGAATAACCTGATTAATACTGACAGGAATACGATTACCACCAAGATACTCAGGGCGTTGAAGGCGAGCATCCGGGGAAGTAACTCCAAAATGGGCCTTGAGAGTCTCAATGTAGCGGGAACCACCACGAGCACTCCTTTCATAAAACTTCTGAATCTGGAAAGCAGTACGAAGCTGATTGATGGTAGCAACAGAGACAGTGTTATCAAACTGAGCCCAGAGATTAGCAGGGTAACCGACAACGCCATTATCAACGGTCGGATCCAAATTCGCATTACCAGTATCCGCAAGCCAATACGCACCACCGAACGCATTCTTATGAACAGAGCCAGCATGATAACCAGCCTCAAAATCACTATTACCATTAGGAATATAAACATTGTACGGATAATTAAGCAAATCCTTAGGAACAGGCTTATTCATCGGTACAACCGGAGCATTACCAAGCTGGGCGGTCTGGATCGTCACGTCCGGGCCTTTCTGAGGAGCTGGGAGACAGCTCGTGAAATAATCGCGGAACTTATTGGCAACAAAGGGTTTGCCGCCTTTGGCAACGTCAGAAACATAGTTATTTGTATTCACGCCTTGGACGGTAGCATCATCCACGGGGATATTAAGAGGATCGGTAAGATTTTCACTGCGGAACCACTCGTTCATAATAAGGGCATAGGCACGGAACGGGAGGGCGGAGACAGAAAGACCTTTCACACCAGTAGGGATGCCCATATAATCTGCCAGGGTTCCGACTTCCCAGCCATTGGCGGGGGCGGTCAGCTGGGGGACCTCATACTCAACCTGGGGGATCCAAGCGGATTCAGTGTTCTCACCCATAAACTGTTTCCAGTGTTCCCATACCAGACGGTTGGGAACAAAGAAATAATACGTATCAAGATAGACGTTATCCATGACAGGGGTTAAGAGGGTCTGCATACGAACAACCTTAGACGTGCGAACCTGGAACGTATCGCCGGGAAGGACCTCATCAACGTAAAAGGGGATCACTTGACCAGCATTAAAAGTGGTCTTATGAGAAAAATTGCGGGGAAACTTGGAACGGGACATATCCAGGCGGACAGGGTTAGTAGCAAAACGAGAGTTAGCGTTTCTACTCATTTATTTGACCTCACTTTCAGTAGGGCTAGGGGTTTGTACCTCCGGGGGCTTCTGGGCAGGCGTCAGGGGCTCGGAGGGAAGTTGATCAGAGGATATTGGACTCTGAGAACTGACAATCCCAAGATCTACAAGGGTCTGAGGATTATCCAGAGAGGCAAGGAACTTATTGAAATCATGGCCGAACTTGGCACGAACCTCAACAGGGAGATGGGTGAAATAGTCCTCAGCACCGTGCATGGTATTAACCACATCGGCATAGGTAGTCGGAAACTCGGTCAGATCCGCATAGAACATCTGACGTTTGGCAAGAGCAGTAGTATCACCAGCGGTAAAGCGGGCAAGAATGACATGAATGTCAGTACTCTCCTTGTGAGACTGAATAAACTGATAAAGGGACTCCTTACCAACCTCTTTAAGCTCCATATGGCCAGAGGAGTCAAAGGAAGGGGAGTAGAGGACCTTATCAGGATCCCCCGGGTTAATATTAACCCGGGGATGATCCTCAATAGCCTGAGCGGCAGTACGGAACATCATCAAAAATCAATCTCCTTTACAACTCGGATATACTCATCAGAGGTAACAACCAGCTCCTGAACAGCAACGGCGGTACGTTTAGCTTCCGGGAGGGTTTTACAAGGGAAGGAAGCACGATTACGGCCATCCTGCATAATCTCAACGTAGTACATCAACCAACAACATCCTTTCCATCCTTAATGAGAACAGGAAGTTTCTCAGGGGTTAAAATACCTGTATCAGTATCGAAAGAACCAATGCGGAAAAGCTGAAAGTCAGAGCGGTGTGTAAATAGCACATCATGCGACTGCTCAATGGCTGACTCAAAATTGCGCATAGCAACAGCATCATTACTGCTATAGGTAGGAGCCATAAAGTCAGACTTAATGTCACGCATAGAGTAGACAAAAACATTCATTTAATATACCTCCAAAAAATATCAAAACAACGAGTAATGCACCTTAGATCATCATTAGAATAAGATCGACAAAAATTATAATGATCCACAGGGTCATAAGCAGTAACAACAAACATATCAGGAACATCTTTAGCCCGTTTAATAGACGGAGACTGAAAACCAAGACGCCGCATAATTTTACGCATAGACCAAGCGTGAGGCGACTGACAAGCACTCACAAAGAAATACCTCCTCTAGGAATATACGGATCAATATTAATCTTCTTGGCCTTCACGGCAGTACGACGGAACTTAGCCTTATCACCTTTACCGGCTCGTTTTCTCATAATCAATAGCCTCCTTTAAAGCAAGACAAGCAATAGCATAAGCACCAGCACGACCAAGATAAAATTCAGAATTAGAATCATCTGATTCAGCACTGGACTTAGCGAAATACTCATCACGAAGAGAACAAAGTGTATCATAAAGAACTTCAAATCGACTCATATAGCAGATCTCCTTAACATCTTAGCAACAGCTTCTTTCTGGCGGGCTTCAACTTCTAAACGGTTTTTCGTACCATACGTTGTCTTTGTGTCCTTCTCCTTGTCCAGCTCAGTTACAATCTCCTGACGGATCTCCTTCATGCGCGCCAACGCCTCGGGATCCTCTTTTTCGAGGAGCCGATCAAAGTATCGAGGGACTGTAAACTTAATGCCTCCTTCCTGGCCTGGGATATTGATATAGCGATAATCGTAAACCTCCGGGTGATCCTGGTAGTACTGGCCAGCTATACCAGGCCTACGAGACATGAGGGTAAACGGAGCCTCGAGTCCAAACGACTCGAAAAACTGAGGGAAGAAGGTGTTGGATTTCTTGGCGGTATAACGGGCAGTATAAGCGCAGGTTTCCCAACTGCAAGGGGATAATACAATTCTGCCATACGGTTCATACGTCAAATCACCTTCAATCCATGTCTCCTGTGCAAGGGGAGCATAACGCCCCTTGCACCTCCGAAAACGTGCGAAAAACAGGAAAAAATCCGAAAAAACTGCCGCTTTTCCGCCCCAAAAATCACCTTGGTAGACCTCTGGTAGACCAGCCCCAAAAACGGACACAAAGAAAAAGCCCCCGGAAGCCTTGCGCCGCAAGGTTTCCGGGGGATGCGTCTGGTAGACATTTGGTAGACCGCGGTGGTCTACCAAAC